ACTAGTTTTCTTGAATTTGCAAAAGTAATTTCCACTTGAGACAAAACAGGGGTGGAATTTAACTTTTCAATTAAGGCGGAGCGTAATTTTATTGTCGTGCAAAATTATGTATTGATTTTCCGTTTTTGACGTGCTATAATGTAAACTGATAGAAGTATAAATAAAAGGCACTCGCGAAAACGGGCGCCTTTTTTGTTTAGCAATACCCAAACCTCCTTTCTCATATGGGGACATGCCTTGCTGACGGGTGTGTCCCTTTTGTAATTTTTTAGGTAGCCTTCGGGCGGGATAGGTACATCTCTTGATGATTCGCGGGGCGGGGGCGAGGAGATGAAGTTTAAGACAGATCCGTTTTACTTAAGTAAAGAGTGGCGCAAATTGCGCAGACAAGTACTACGCAAGCATAAGAGTGAGTGCCAATATTGCAAAGCAAAGGGATTATACGCCAAGGCTACCCATGTACATCATGACTTCCATCGGGACAAGTACCCAGAGTATGAGCTTATGGAGCTGGTGGAATTGCCAGATGGCACAATAAGGCGAAACCTTGTACCATGCTGCAAGGAATGTCATGAGACAGTAGCTCATCCCGAAAGGTTGAGATGGAATAGAAAAGAACCTTTGACAGAGGAGAGGTGGTAGGGGTATAACGCCGAGAGGCTTTATATAGCATAGACGGAGTAATTAACCGTGGGACGGGAAAGTCAATCGCCTGTCCCTTTTTCTATGCTCAAAAAGGATTGTGGGAAAGGATTGATAATATGGCAATTAAAGATTATCACGAACTTCTAATTGTACTCAGACAGCAAGACGTAAGTTATTCCATCATCGCAGAGAAGCTTGGCTATAAAAGAGATTCGATAAAGCACTATTGCCAAAGGCACGATATCAGGGGTAGCGAGAGGGATTTGTCTATCGAGGCGAGAACGGCTAAGTATATCAAGAGATTTAATAAAAAGTTTCCACAGTTTGATTATGTATCAGGGTATGAAAATATTGATAGCACAATCACGGTAAGGTGTAAGGTGTGCGGACACGTACAGGAGCGGCACGCCAATAGCAAATCGTTTCGATGTGATGGGTGTGCTGAAGCAGAGCGAGAGGCAAGGTACAAGCAAGAACAAAAAGAAAAACGTGATAAGAAGCGAAAAGAAAACGAGTACACAGACAGGTACTGTGAAGCGTGTGGCCTGTTGTTCACGAGACGGGGCAATGCACAAAAGTTTTGTAGCGACGAGTGCTTTAACGAGGCAAACAATATCCAGCAAATCAAAGTGAAAAAATGCGTAGAGTGCGGGGAAGAGTTTGATACGTGTCACGATGGCAACAAATACTGCTCTGACAGTTGCAGGAGGAAACGGGCTAACAGGTTGTCTTATGTTTCCAAAGATAAAAGACTAGGGAGAAACGGCAAACCAGACCACAGTATCACTCTTGACAAGTTGATAAAAAGAGACGGCAACACTTGCTATATATGCGGGGGCAAGTGCGATGGCGGCGACTACACAATAACCGAAGAGGGGTACTTTATTACAGGAGGCGACTACCCGAGCATCGACCACGTGTTCCCAATAGCTAAGGGCGGCCTGCATCAGTGGGGCAACGTGAAGTTGGCACATATGATATGTAACGCAACGAAGAGGGATAAGATAATTATTGGGAGTGAAGCCGAGCGGCTTAGGGCAATTTGAGCCGTGGTATAGTCCCCCGGTCTTTTTAAAGCGGGCGCCAATCCAGCACCTCGTTACTCGGGTGGGTGCAGGACAGGGGATAAATTCCCAAAATCTCACGTGATAGGGGGGTGGTAATGTGGCAAAGAAAATGGAAATAAAAAAAGATTTGCTTGATCAGCTTGAACGCAATGGGGTCTACGGAAAACATTACCTGGACCTCATCAACGACTACATGGCTTTATGGGAAGTCAAAAATAAACTCATCAAGGATATAAAAAAGAGAGGGGTATCTATTTACTGGTGCAATGGCGGCGGTCAGGAAGGATATAAGAAAAATGATTCCATCGCCGAGCTCAACAAGACCAATGCCCAAATGCTAAAGATTTTAAACGAGCTCGGGCTGAAGGCAGGCAAGGAAATGGCAGTTGATTCCGATGAGGAAATGTAGAGCCAGAGACTACCACCCGTATATCGATCAGTACATGGACAATTGCCGCAGCGGGAAAAATATAGTCGGTAAAGACATCTTGGCGGCTCTTGACTACATCGAGTACAAGCTCAACGACCCGGATGTATTTATCGACACTGAAAAAACAGATAAAGCAGTCGAGCTTATGGAGAGATATTTTGAGATATCTCTTTTTGATTGGGAATTATTTGTGACGGCCTGTATCCACTGTTATTACAAGTCGGATGATACGGTTGTGTTCTCCACGATTTTTATTATGGAGGGTAGGGGTAACGGTAAGAACGGCTTTATCTCTCCTGTGGCCTGGTACCTTACCACACATTACCATGGAATAACTGGCTACAACGTTGATATTGTGGCAAACGCTCAGGACCAGGCAAAAACATCCTTTGAAGACATATATGATGTGCTTGAAAGAACCTGGACAAAGTCGAAAAAGTTTTTTTACAAATCTTTAGAGAAAATCGTCAATCTCATTACGAGGTCTTACATCAAGTTTAATACATCAAACGCCAAGACAAAAGATAGTAAGCGTACTGGATGTCTTATTTTTGATGAGGTTCACCAGTACGAAAGCTACGACAATATAAAAGTATTTACATCAGGCTTTGGAAAGCGTAAGCACTCCAGGACCTTTTATATTACCACTAATGGAAATGTTCGTGAAGGTGTCTTGGATGATATGTTGGCGATATCAGCTGACATTTTAAACGGTACAATAAAAGACCTGCGCTGGCTTCCGCTTATATACCGGATAGACAGTGAGGAAGAGGCAAAGGATCCTCGGATGTGGCATAAAGCAAACCCATCTTTGAAATATCGGTCTGATCTTAAAGTTGAGATGGACCAGCAATTTATAACCATGAAGTATCAGCCAGAGATAGAAGAAGAGTTCTACACAAAAAGAATGAACTGGCCCAAAGGCAATCGAGAGTTGCAAGTCACCGAATGGGACAACATCATAGCGACGAACAAAGAACTACCAGACTTAACTGGATGGAGTTGCACGGTTGGAATTGACTATGCCTCTTTACGAGATTGGGCGGCAGTTAACTTCCACTTTCGAAAGGGCGAGCAAAGATTTGACTTCGGACAGTACTGGGTGTGTACTCAAAATCCGGAACTAGCAAGGATAAAAGCACCTTGGAAAACTTGGAAAGAGTGTGTGCCTGTTGACGATGTGGAAATATCGCCTGAGCTGCTGACAGATTATATTGCGGAGACAGCTCAAAAATATAACATAAAGAAAATTGCTCTTGACAACTTCCGCTACGCTCTCATGAAAGACGCTCTTGAGAAAATCGGCTTTGACCCGAAAGAGCGCAAGAATGTATATCTTGTCAGGCCGTCTGACATAATGAAAGTCCAACCGGTCATTGATAGCTGCTTTAACAAGCAGCTGTTTTCATGGGGGGACAATCCGGCCTTGAGATGGGCTACCAACAACACAAAGCTTATCCGGTCCGGAAAAAAAGAGGGTACAGACACGGGTAATTTTTATTATGCCAAAATCGAAGCTAAGAGCAGAAAAACAGACCCATTTATGGCGTTGGTAGCTTCAATGTGCATAGAAGGCGAACTCGGAACAGGAGAAAGCACTTTTGATGATCTGCCGGTTATAACAGGGTAAGGGGGTGAAAATTTGGGACTGATAAGTTGGCTAAAAGATAAATTTGGCGGTGCACCGGTACCGCTGGGAGGATGGGAGGGATTATTTGAGGATGAAGAATATAATGCCCTCATAGCTGATACCTATATCCGAGAGATGGCATTCTGGTCAGCGGTAAACCTGGTGGCAAATGCTGTGAGTAAATGTGAATTCAGAACATTTGTAAATGGCAAGGAAACTAAAGGCCGGGAATATTACCTCTGGAACCTGGAACCAAACAAGAACCAAAATTCAAGTGCTTTTATGCATAAGTTGATAGCACAGCTTTACCGGAAAAATGAATGCTTGGTGATTGAACAAAATGGCCAGCTATTGGTAGCAGATGACTTCAATAGAAAGCCATACGCTTTATTGGATGACGTATTCACCCAGGTGACAGTGGGTGATTTTACTTTCCAGCGGTCTTTCACACAGGCTGAAGCAATGTATTTAAAGCTGTCAGAGTGCGACATGCGAAAGGTGACAGCTGGCCTATACGAGAGCTATTCTAAGCTGATTGTCTACAGCATGAAAGCATATCAGCGATCCCGGGGAACCAAGGGAATATTCAAGTATGACACGCTGCCAGTTAAGGGATCTCCAGAGGAAGAAGTCTTTAACAAGCTCGTGAACGAGAAGATCAGTAAATGGTTGGCCGGCGATAATGCCGCTTTACCTCTCGGGAAAGGTCAAGAATGGAAAGATTTAGAAAAGAAAACCTATTCCGGCGATAACACCCGAGATATTCGTGCCATGATCGACGATATAAGCGACTTTACAGCTAAGTCCATTGGTATTCCACCGGCTCTTTTGCGTGGGGATGTGCAGGACACTTCGAAAGCAGTTGACCAGTTGCTTACTTTTTGTGTGGATCCGCTTATTGATCAAATACAGGAGGAGGCAAACCGCAAGAGGTCAGGTTATGCCGGGTTTATCGCCGGTACTTATATCCAGATTGATACCAAGGCAATCAAGCATGTTGACCTGCTAAACGTATCTACAGCCATAGATAAACTAATTGCGTCTGGTGCGTTCTGTGTCAACGATATTCGTAAGTTGGTGGGTGAACAACCGATCAATGAGGATTGGGCGAATCAGCACTTTATGACCAAGAATTATTCAACCGTTGCCGATCTGCTGGCAGCACTGGGAGGAGGTGAGAAGGATTGAAAAACAAGTTTGAGTTAAAACAATCAGCAGACCTATTTACCTTAGAATTATACTATTACGGATATATCAGAGGTGATTACTTTGATTGGGCTGAATGGAAGATAGTTGAGAGTGAAACATCTGCTAAGTATTTAAGGCAAGAGCTTGCAAAATACCCTGATGTTAAGTTTATAAATCTATATATGAACTCTTCGGGGGGTGATGTTGCCGAAGCTATGGGGATAAGAAGCCAGCTTAAGAGGCATGCGGCAGAAGTGACCGGATATGTTGACGGTTTTGCATGTTCAGCGGCATCGTTTATCTTAACCGGTTGTGACAAAGTTGTTATGTACTCGAACACAATGCAAATGGCGCATGATATGTGGATGAGCACATCTGGCAATTATCGAGAACTAAGAAAAACCGCTGACGATTTGGAACAAATATCGATTGGCAACAGAATGGCGTATGTAGAGAAGTCCCAAGGAAAGCTAACCATAGAACAAGCCACAGAATTGCTCGTCAACGAAACGTGGCTGACTGCTGAAAAGTGTCTGGAATACGGGCTTGCAGATGAAATCATAGACGAATCTAAAGACTTGACCGAGGCTAAACAGATGATGCAAATGGTCAATCAAAATCTTGAGCAACAAATAAGCTACAATATGGTATTAATGGCGCAGTTTAAGGAGATGGGGGCAATCGCACCGAAGCCTGAGCCAGTCCCCGAACCCGAACCAGAACCACCACAACAGAATAAACCAAAAAACCTGATGGCGGCGTTGTTCCGCTAATTTTTTATATTTTTATTTAAAAGGAGATGGAAAACCTAATGAAAAATCTTGATATTCTTCAGCAAAAGAAAGCTGAAATAGCAGTCAAACTGAACCAAGCCATGAAAGATGGTAACGAGGAAACCTTTACCCAAGCATTTGAGGAATACACCGATATGCTGCAGGAAGCTGTATTGGCTGAAGCCAAGGGGATGGTTCAGGCAGCGGACAATACTGTACTGGTCGGTCGTGGTGTTCGTGCACTCACATCCCAGGAAACCAAGTATTACGAGAAAGTTATCGAAGCCATGAAATCAAGCAACCCACAGCAGGCCTTAACGCTTATCGATGAAACTCTCCCGACTACTGTAATTGATGCAGTTTTTGAGGACATCACCGAAGCGCATCCACTGTTGTCTGAAATCCGCTTCGAGAATACCGGAATCCTAACGGAAATCCTAATTTCCAGCAATGACGGTCGACATTTAGCAACATGGGGCAAGCTGAGCGACACCATCGTTAAACAACTGACCGCCGGAACCGCTGTCATCAACCTTGAACAGAACAAGCTGTCTGCATTTATTCCGATTTGTAAAGCCATGCTGGAAATCGGGCCTATCTGGATTGATCGCTATGTGAGGACCATCCTACTTGAAGCAATATCCAACGGACTTGAAAAGTCTATCATCATCGGAACTGGTGTTGATGAGCCTGTTGGCATGACCAAGGACCCGAACGGCGTGTTTCATCCCCAGAACGGTTATCCTGATCTGGTTGCTGTTCCTCTGAATGAGATTTCGCCATCCACCTACGGAGGTATCCTCGCTGCTCTGGCGGTCGGACCTAACGGGTTGCAGCGCACCATCAGTCAGGTATTGTTAATTTGCAATCCCGTGGACTACTACACTAAGGTTATGCCTGCGGTTATGTATCAGCAGCCTGATGGCACATGGGTAAGTAGATTCCCGTTCCCAACTAAGGTTACCCAGTCCGTATATGTTGCTGCTAATAAAGCCGTTATCGGCATAGGCCGCAGATACTTCTTCGGTCTTGGCACTGGCAAGGGGGGCAAGATTGAGTATTCCGACCACTACAAATTCCTTGAGGACGATCGCTATTACCTGACTAAACTGTACGGCGACGGCAAGCCGCTTGATAGCACATCCTTTAAGGTGGTTGATATTACCGCCATTCGTCCTGTTGCGCCGATCGTTCGCGTTGCTGATTATGTTGACGCTCGTCTGTCTAGTATTGCGCTGAAGGATGAGAAAAGCACTGCTGTTAACTTCGGGGTGTTCAATGAGAACGTCCACGCATATTCAGCGGCGATCGCTGATGTAGCGGTAGCTGGAGACAATGACACCGCATCCTTGACTGTAGCAGCCAACGACCCGAATGCTACCGTTGTGGTTAAGAATGGTGCTAACGTAGTCGCAGCTGCTAATGATGCATATGCTCTGACGCTCACTGCCGGTGCTAACGTAATAACCATCACGTCCACCGTAGATTCTGTTGAGCAAGAAGCCTATGTGCTGGTGATTAGCTACACACCGATAGTATAGGAGGTCCAATCATGAAGGCTAAAGTAATAAAGCCTTTTGTTGACAAAGTTGAGGGCGTCACCCGTAAAATTGGTGACGCCTTTGATGCGTCCGAAGAAAGGTTCGAGGAAATCAATAGCACCAAGTTTGGCGTATTGGCTGTAGCGGTTATCGAAGGAACTGCCAAGCCAAAATCAAGACGTAAACCCAAAAGGGGTGATTAGATGGGAATATGGTCAGTGAAAGTAATCGAAGGTTCGATTTTATCGGGCAGAGCGCGGACTGGTTCTGCGACAACGCTGAAAGACGACGCAAAAAACATGGCGATAGATGCTTTCAAGGATAAACTCATTAAAATTAACATTGACGGCGCTGAATATGTGCGGAAAATAACAGCAAACACGGCTGATACATTCACTTTCGCAACGCTTGGCGCGGCTGTGGCGGCGAAAGCTGTAATTGCGAAAACAGGCGGCGGCAAAGTTACCATCACGGCGGATCCCGCGGGTGCTTATGCAAACGATTATATGGTTAAAACTGTTGAAGCCGAGAGCGAAGTAGAAGGCACAAAAGCAGAGTTTGCAGACGGAATACTAAAAATTATGTTTGATGCAGGAACAGGTGCGCTTTCATCAGCGGAAGTTAAAACTGCTGTTGAGGCAATCGAAGGTACACCGTTTACGGTCGTCGTTGACACAGCAGGAACGATTGACTTATTAGAAAGTCCTGTATCATTTTCTGACGGATCAGACGAAGTAAAGCCTGTTGACAGAACAGAATACTTCGTAATAAACGACCCTGTTCTCGACATCCCTAACTCCGTCCCAATAACCCCATCAGACGCAGCCGACCTACCTCAACCTACTAGACGTATTTACATCGGCGTAGACGGCGATTTAGAGGTTGTACGGACAGGTGGGCAGACGGTAATCTACCGTAATCTTTGTGCAGGATACCATTACATTTCTGCAACACGTATTAAAGCGGCTGGGACAACTGCATTAAATATCTTGGCTGAGTGGTAGGTGGTAATATGCTAGAGTTATTACAACCTACAAATAATAAACGCCGAAAACCCATCCTAGACGGCTGTGTCCTCTACCTTGACGGACGTTACGGCGGCAATGACCCTGCCACTCAAACGTGGTATGACCTAAGCGGCAACGGCAACGATGGGGCACTTACCAACTTTGCGTATAATCATATTTTTAGCGGCTGGACGGGGCAGGGGTTGCAGTTTGACGGGACGGATGATTATGTGGATTGTGGGAAAGCTGTTGTGCCAACTGGCGATTTTACTATTACTGCATTATGTGATGTAAAAAGTTTTGCTAGTGGCTTTAGAATTATCCTAGGGCAATATTTAGTAAACGACACTGGGCGGTTTTGGTTCGGCTTTGATAGAACTAATTTCGGCTACCGTATAGGTGCTGATTCGCAAACTATACCTGTTCAAACAGGAATACGATACCTCTCCATGACCAAGCAAGGGGCAACGGTAAAACTATACGTCAACGGGGAATTAAAAAGCACAAGTACCGTTGCGAATGAGGTATTACAAATAAATGCCGTTGTAGGTGCATATGACGCTACAAACGGTTATTTTGACGGCATAATCCACAATGTATTTGTCTACAACCGTGCCTTATCTGATAGAGAAATCACACAAAACTACCTTGCTACAAAATGTATCATGCCCCTGCCTCATGTAGCTGGTGCTGTACTTGACTTACGAGGGCGTGAAGGCACAAATACCCCTGCTACCACAGTATGGCAAGACGCAAGCGGTCACGGTAATCATGCGGAGCTGAAAAATGTTGCGTATACGGCTGGTGATGGCTGGACTGGGGATGGACTGGAGCTGGATGGAGTGGATAGCTATGGGGATTGTGGGAATGGAGCGAGCCTGACACCTAATTATATTACTATAGACTTTTCTTTAACCTTATATGGCTTAGAGGATAATAGCGGTATATTTTCAAAGGGCGGCAGCTCAAATCGTATTTATTGGATGTGGATATATGACGGGAATTATAGATTAAAAATTGGTAGTGGCGATATTTTTTCACCTAATATCACTCCGATTATAGGCGAAAGACATCATTTCACGTTAACTTATGATGGCAGTAGCGTGAAAGTCTATGTTGATGGCGTTCTT